GATCGTTCGACAGCTGCATCATCGCGTCGGCGGTTTCGAGGCGCTGCGTCGTGAACGACGGGCCGACCGTGACGCCGATCGTGTAGCGCGCGCCCTCGAAGTCGTTCGCCTCGATCCACTGGCCGCTCTCGGTGTCAAACGTCGGCTGGTTGACCTCGATGACTTTTTCCTTGTCCTCGGCGTCGACCATCGTCAGCTGCCGCGGCGTGTCGTAAACGTGCGGGATCAGGTCGTCGATGATCTCGTAGCTGTACTTTTGCGCGAACGCGAGGTTGTCGATGTAATCGAACGACGAGACGTCGCCCTCGCGCTGGCGCGCGATGATCGCCCGCCCGCTGGTTTCGTTGGACCGCTGGCCGAGACTGGCGTCGAACTTGCCGGACGTCGCCTTGATGTCGTCGCTGGAAATCTGCGCGGCGTTCGCAAGCGCGGCGGGGAATGCCGGCGGCGGCTCGCGCATGGGGCGGCCGCCGGGGACGTTCGGGTCGTGGTTGTAGAAGATGACGGGTTTGTTGGTCGACCCGATCGACTCCCACTCCGCCTCGAAACCCTCCACCTGCTGCGGAGTCGCCATAAACGGCGACTTCGGCTGCTCGGCGATCGTCTCGACGAACGTGCTGCGCTCGTAGTTATAGAGGCGCTGCGCATCCATCGAGAAATGCGTCATGCCGTAGAAGTGGTCCTCCCCGTCGAGGTTGATGAGGTCGCCCCACACCGGAACGAACGGGATGAACTTCCCAGCCCAGTCGCCCGGCTTTTCGAGAATATGCGCGCCTGACAGGATGCAGTGGCGAACCTGATCGTATTCGACCTCGCGGCGGGCCTGCTCGGTGACGCCCTTTTCGGCCAGTTCGTCGAGGATCAGCTCGACGTCTTTCAGGTCGACCGTGCGGCCATCGGACAGGCGAACAATCGTTTTCTTCTTCTTGACCTTGAACCAGTACTGGCAGACGACGACCTCGTTTTCGTTCGCCCATTCGTGCTTGCACGCGAGGCCGTCGAAATCGGTGATCTCCTTGTTCGGCCAGCGGCGCGCGTACTCCTTGCGCGACATTTTGTCCTTAAAGAAAAGGAACTGGCCGTCGCGGCGATCCTTTTCCTTTGCGGACGGGTCGAACATCACCGCATACGGGTTCGGCACCTCGCGGATCAGAATGTCCTGATCGAACGACATGCTGTCGATATAGTCGGTGTCGATGCGCCACACGCCATAGCCGCCGCCGACCGAATACTTGAACGACGTGTCGTAAGCGACGTCGGCGTTCGACAGCCGCTCGATGCCGCGAAAAATGCCCTCGTGAACCTCGGCCCGCGCGCGGCCCTGTTCATTCGCACCGCGCACCTTCGGCTGCGGCCGGTTCTGGCGCTGGTCGTTCGTGACCTGCTTGATCGCCTGCCGGATTTTGTTGAAGGTGTACATCGGACGGCCGCGGCGCATCCGCGTCATCCAGTCGTCCCACTGGCGATCGGGCATGAAGGCGAACGCCATCGCCTCGGCCGCGCGGCGATACTTCGTGCCGTAGAAGGCCTCACAGAGCGAGAATCGCTCGCGCACCTCCGACATAAACTTCTCCTCGGACTCATATCCGGGGATCGCGAACGTCTCGACCTTTTCGTCTTGCGCTGTCGTCACCGGCCGAACTCCGAGGAGAAATTGAGCTTCACGCGCTTCTTTTCCGGGGCGCGGGCGTGCCGCAGCATCATCATGGCGTAACGGGACGCTGAAATCACGTCGTCCCGTAGCTTAACGATGCGGCCGTTGTCGCGATGGTACAGCCTGAATTCCTCCAGCCAGTCGGCGAGGTGGCTGAACACCTTCCAGCGGCCCGACTGCATCCGTTCCAGCATTTCCGAGACGCCGGCCTCGACGCCGTTCGTCCCGTCGGGGAACGTCGCGCGCTCGGGGAGCATCTTCAGGCCGTGGTCCCGGTACTGCTTGGCGATCTGCTCGCCGGACCCCTTGTCGTGTTGCAGGCCGTCGTGCGGCCACGACCACGGCAGCGCCTCGCCCCACGCCTTCAGGATCAGCGAATGCTCCAGCGGCGTTTTCTCGCGCGCCTTGTGCGTCTGCACGACGTAGATCGTGTCGGTGTCGGCGTCGTAGGCGAGGCGCACTGCCGCGGTCGGATGGTCCCACCCGAAGTCGATACCGCCAATCTGCGGCCAGTGCGGCGGCAGGACGAAGGCGTCGACCGTGACGTCCTCGTCCTTCATGGGGAACACGCGGCCGGAGCCGAGCGACGGGATGCCAAGGGTGCGCGCCTCGCGTTCGTGGGCGGGATAGCCCGCGATAATGGCCGCCTTCTGCTCATCCGTGTAGTGGTCGACGTCGTGAATGGTCATATTCACCATGCCGACGGACGGATACGTGTCGCGCTCGCGCCAGAAGCGGGACGCAATCGCGGTCATGCCGCGCAGCAGGGTACAGGTGACGATCACCGGGCCGCCCGAGACGTTCGTTCGGGTCAGACCCTCAAAATAGACGTCGTCCGGCGGCTCTTCGTCGAACCAGACGCCATCGACGGTATCGGCCTGCCACTTGCCGCGGCCCTGATCGTAGGATTTCAGCGATATTTTCGAGATTTGGCCCGACGAATGGCGAATCCGCGCCTCGTCGATCAGCTCATTGACATGCCGCGACCACGAAATCGAGACGATGGCGTCGCGCGGGATCATGCCCGTGCCGACGTCCTCCTTCGCGTTCGCGCCGAATAGGATTCGCTGCACGCCGCGGCGGGTTAGCTCGCCGGACTCGGAGCCGGCCAGCCACGAGACGCCGCGATCGAACCGCAGGCCGACCCAATCGGCGGGGTAGCGGCCGGTCAGGTGCGCCGAAACCTCAAATCCCGCACCCAGCGTCTTTCCTAGCTGGTTGCCGGCCGACAGCATCCGTTCGCGCTTGGCGAGGCCGAGGGCGTAGAACTCGCGCTGTTTCGTGTACGGCCGGAAGAGCCCAAGCTGGTTGTATCGTTCGCGCCGCGCTTTCTCCTCCAGCAGCGCCAGCAGCTCGCGCCGCGCCTCGATGCTGGAGTCGCGGCCGGGGGCTAGCAGTGCCGACATGCCATCACTCGGCAACGGCGATCAGCTGCCCCGGGCCGGCGACTGGGAACGTCTCGTTCCAAAACCACGGCGCGCCCGAGACGGCCAGCTCGAAAACGACCGGGTACTTTTCGCCGTTGTCCAGCGTGGCGGTGCAGCGCATCAGGCAATGCCCGAGGCCGTTGGCGTCGAGGTCGACGATGGCGAGTTTGCCGTCGATGCGGGCGTTCGACATCGCGGCCGTGTAGACCTCGAACATGCGAAATTCCACCGACGCAAGGGTCCGATTGCGCGCGATGGCCCCGGCGAAGTTCACGACAAGGCATCGCTTCGTGCCGCGGCGCGCGCGCAGGACTGTCGGGCGCTCGGTGTAGGCCGAGGCGTTGACCGTGAGGCGCGGGCCGACTTCGGCGCAGTTACCCGTCAGCATTTGGGAGGCCCCTGATCTGTTTCGCGAGCGCGGCAATGCGCGCGTCCAGCTGGTCGTCGCTCACTTTCTGGAGCGGCGATTCGGGGTCGCCCGCCAGCGTCAGGTGATCGCCGTACCGCTCCCGGTCCCACTTCGCCAGCAGGCGCATCCGGTGTTCGGCGCGGAGCTTGCGGTTCGCGACGTCGGCCGGGTCGATCTTCGTGCCGTACTCGGTTTGGATCGTGGCCGGCTCTGCGTCGACGATTTCGAGCGACCCCTCGGCCAGCGCATCGAACCCGGCGCGGCGCGCATCGGCGCGCATCGCCATCCGGACCTCGCTCGCGATGGCGTGCTTGTTGAACCCGCGCGGCGTCGGCATCCCCTCGTCGCGGCAAATCTGCCGCAGAGGCTCGCCCGTCGCGAGGCGTTCGCATATCGCCTCGAACAGCTCGTCGGTGATCGGGGGGTACTGATTCGCGCCCACGGCGGCTACTTCCGGCAGTCTTTCGGGTCGACCTTCTCGCCGCGCTGCACCTTCTCGATGAGGCGGCTTCGGCAGTTAGCATAGTCCACCGTATCGGCGCGCGCGTTGTTCGCCTTCACCAGCGCCTTCAGCGACTTGTCAGCCGGCGCGACGTTCGGCAGCTGCTCGGTCGCCCACGTCGGGAGGTCGACGCGCTTCTCCACGACCTTCGTCACGATCTGCGGCGGCTGGACGTCGCGCAGCTGCGAGTCGATCGTTTTTCCGCAGCCGGCGAGCGCCAGCGCGAGGATTACCGGACAGAGATACCGCATACGCCCTCCATATCGACCACGGTCCGCGCCAGATCGTCGCAGGCGGGCTTTGCGCGTTGGGCGCGGGTGAATTGATCGTCCAGCGCCGCGGCGCGCTTCTCGGCCGCTACGCGCGCAGTCGTGGCGACGTTGGCGGCATCGGCGAAGGCCTTGGATTCTGCATCAGCGGCGGCCACCTCGCGCGCCGCCTCCGCGTTAATTTCCCGTATAGCCGCGCCGGACCCGCGCAGCGCCGTCGCAGCGGCGGCGATGGCCTGATCCTTCCCGGCGATGGTCATTTCGAGCGCGTGGCGCTGGTCGGCGTCGCGGGCCTTTTGGACAGAGCAGCCGCCAGCCATCGCGAGGCCGATCACCAGCGCGAGCGCGCCAACCTTCAGCCACACGACATAGGGCGCAAGCGGGGTCGGAATCATTCGGTTTCGCCCTTCACGGTCACGGATTCGCCCGGCGCGACCGGGATCGACGCATCGGCCGATGCGTCCGGCATGGCCGCGGACGACGCGCGCTCGGCCGTTTTCGCGATGGTGTTCAGCGTGTCGGCCTGCTTGTCGCGGCCGGCACTGGAGCCGAACGAGTAGCCGAACACGTCCTTCAGGCTTGCGAAGAGGACGCCAAGGGCGAAGTTCAGGAGGTCGCGGTTCGATACGGGCACCTCCCGGAACATCAGCACGGCGAGGACGAATGACACGAGCAGGATGATCGCCAGCGCGAGGCGAGCGCGCATACCTTCGTCGCCGGTGCCGTGGTGATTCGGGTCGGTCATCGAGCGCCCTTGATGCTGTCGGAGGTCGTCTGTCGCGCCGCGAGGGCGTCAATCTGGCGCTGTAGGCGCGCGGTGTCGTCGTCGTGGGCGGCCTTGATGCGGGCCTCCAGCGCGACGCGCTCAGCCTTCGCGTCGGCGAACTGGGCCTTCAGGTCGGCGTCTGCGCCGCGCAGCTGGTCCCACGCCACGCCGCAGAGCGCCGTTCCGAGCGCGACGACGAGGCCGAGCGATAGCCAGATGCCCTTGAATCGGCCGCTGTAGTCGGTGACCTTTTCGGCGATGGTCCCGTGGCGCGTGTCGGTCGCCGCGCGGTACGCCTCGAATAGCGCGTCCTGCTTGTCGCGGTAGGCCTCGAACGAGCGCGCGACGCGGCCGATTTCCGAGAAGGCGCGCTCCAGCCCCTCGGAGTGGTTGATCTGCTGCTGTTGCAGCCGGGCAAACTCGCTCATCTGCTCGACGAGGTGCCGAACGTCCGACTGGAGCGATTGCGTCGCCGACGAAAGGTTCTGCACGTTGGTCGACACTTCGCGCGACAACATCGTCTGCGCGGATCGCAGCTCGACGAATTGCAGCGCGAGGTCGTGGACGGACAGGTTGGCGTTCGAGTTCGGCATCGCTGCGCCCTGCGGAATCATGCGGCGGCGAGGTCCGTAGCAGCGAGCGCGAGATTGTCGGCGATCCGGCGAATCCAACCCGCGCCGAATCGGTCGAACGTAGACAGGCCGACGTAAAACGCCGCGCGCCTCGCATTGAATCGCAGCACGATCTCTGCCGGGGGCGTCGATCGTATCGCGGCGAGCGTGACGGGCCCGAACTTCCCGTCGGCGGTGACGCCGGCCGAATCCTGCAACCAGCGGATCGCGCGGTCATTCCCGTGGTTGACGGCAGCGTCGAACACCTGAAACGCGACCGGCAGCGGGAGGTCATCGCCGCGCACCATGCGCCAATAGTCGCGCCGGTAAATCTCGGCGGCGGCTTCGCGCGTCAGGCGCTTGATGTCCAGCGATGGATAGGCGCGCTTTGAGATGCCGAAGCGGGTTTCCCCGCCCGGGTCGCGAGAATCGTTTACATAGCCGCCCTCATGCGCGAGAACCCGGTCGATGCAGACGTCGAAGTTCATAAGCGCCCTAGGCGGTGAGAAAAGGTGCCCCGACCCGGGACATGACTACCGGGCCGGAGCTACCGCCTGCACCGTTCAGGCGATAAGGCGCTGGGGAGAGAGCCTGCCGCCATTTTTCACACTTCCGGCCGGTTCGCAAGCGGCGTCAGTCGGACCACGACGGCGGCGCGCCGATTCTGACCATCGCCTCGATGAGAATTCCGAGCATTTCATGGCGCGAGACGTTGCGGCTGCGAAACATGCTGTACGTCCCGCCCGGGTAATCGACGATGCCGACGACATGCAGGGCAGCGCCGCTCTCCAGCTCGTCGGCGATCTCGCGGAGGCGATGGGCGACTGCCTTTCGTCGGTCGAAGTCGGAATTTGGAAGTGCCGTCACGCTCATGCGGTGTATTCCTCCAGCACGCGCCACGCCTGTTCCCACCCGCGGCAGACCTCGACGCGCCAGCCTTCGGCCCGTAGCGCCTCAATCCAGCACTTCTGTTCGCGACTTGCGCATCCGGTGAGCGACTTCAGTTCGATCGCGAGGCCGTGGAAGCCGTGCCGCGCGACGGGCAGGAAGTAATCTGGCACGCCGGGCTTCTGCCCTTCGGCCTTTAGCTTCTGCGCGACGCGAACATGACGCTCGCCTCCGTTCGGGACGTGGAATAGCAGCCGGAGACACGGCCGTGCCGCTTCGTGCAGGCGCACCACGCGCATCAGGTTCACAGCCTCGACGTGCTCGCTCGGGACTTGCGCCCTCACGCCCCAGCCTCGCGCGCTTGGCGCTGGAGAAGCGATGCGGTCGTCGCCTCGCTCATCGTGCAGATGCAGACGTTGCCGATATGGAAGCCTTGCGCGAAATCCCACCGCGTCATCACGTAGGAATCCTTCGCGCGCCCGCGCTGGTCGAAGTGGCCTGTCGCCTTCCAGAGCGCGACCCACTGCGGAAACGTCAGCGCCCACGGAATGCCACGCCAGAGCGCGTGATGCCGCTGTTGCAGGTAGGCGCGTGCGAGCGAATCCGCCGCGCCCATGCGCTTTCCTTCGTTGAGGTCACGCGCCTCGCCTCGCGTGCAGCCGAACGATTCGACATAAACGCCCCGGACGCGCGCTACACGGGCCGCGCGCCGCGATGACGACCGCAGGAACCGGCCGCCGTCCGCGCGCGTCAGGCCTTCGCGCTTCACGATCTGCCGAACGCGCTCGCGGGTTAGGCCGTAGCTGTCGCCGATCGCCTGCAACGTCTCCTCATTCCGGTACCGCTGCGCGATGAGGGCGTCGCGCTCCGGGTCGCGCTTATATTTGCGCTTCGTCAGCATCAGTCGGGAGCCTATAGGTCTTTTCGAGGATGACGGACCCGTTGCGTGTCATGTTCCACACGACCGGGCGAATGGCGTCGATTGGCAGTCCGGCGCGCTCGGCCAGTTGCGCCATTGTGAGCGGACCGGCGGACAGCGCGGCGCGAATCCGGGCAGGCGGCGAGTCAGTCGTCATCTTCATCGCCGAACGCGAGAAAAACCTCATCGTCCGCATTCTCCTCCGGGCTTTCGTCGAGGTGCGCGGGATTCTCGGAGATGACGCCAGCCATGCCGTCGACCATCGTGCGTACCATTTCCTCGTCTACGCCGCGTTCCTCTAGGCGCTTGCGGAATCGGGCGATCCATTCGTCACTGCGCATTGCTTTTTTCCTCGCAGCCGCGCAGCAGGGTGCGCAGTCGTGGTGCCCACTTCTCGGCCCATAGCTGCACGTTGACGGTCAGGCCGTCGCCGTCCGGCGTTTCGCCCTGCGCCACCATCAGGTGAATGTCGTTCGACAGCCGCTCAACCCCCTCCCGCACCTTCCGCAGCTCGGCCTCAAGTGCTGCGGCCTTGTTGTCAGCCGCCGCCCACTCACGCTGCGCTAAGTCACACGCTGACTTCCAATCGTCGCGCTCCGCCAGCGCGGCCTCTTTTGCGGTGCGCTCGGCGGTGAAGTCCTCGTACTCGACGTACGTCTGTGTGTCGGCGGCATCGTCTGCCGGCCCGGCTAGATACATTGCGTCCTCGTTGTGGACGTACCGCTTGACCTCACTCATGACTGCCCGCCCTCGCGTGCGGCGTCGATGGCGGCACGACTTGTGCCGATCGGATCGCGCAGGAAGCGATACCCGCCGATGACCTGCGAGGCGAGCTGGATGCTCTCGCCGTTCGCTTCCAGCCAATCCAACAGCTCCCCATCCTTCCCCGCGCGGTCCTCGCTCGCCGGGGTGTGGGTGTAGAGCGGCGTTGTGCAGCCGCCTCGATCGTTTCGCTTGAACGCGAGCCCGACCACTTCGCCTTCCTCGATCTGCGCCCACGCCACCGCCTCGCGTCCCGTATCGCTCGCCTGCGCGGCCGGGGGTGCGTACATCGACGGCAGCCCCGCCACGTCCTCGGGTACAGTCGTCAGCGGTTCGGTGTGGCGACAGGTGAAATCGGTGTCGTTGATTGAACCTGAGATTTCCAGCACCCACTCCTGCGTGCTGTCCCGCTTCCAGATACGGGCTTGCAATGGATACGCCTCCCCCTTGCCGTCGGCCTGCACGGCGGGATGCCTTGCGAGCGTGTCGGCGGCGCTGAGTAACCGCGTGCGATCCACGAGGCTCCAGCCGTCGGCGAGCGCCACTGACCGCAGCCATGACGCAACGCCGGCCGCCTCATCCACCGCAGGCGCCCCGTGATGGGCGGCTAGGGCGGCGCGATACCCGTCCTTCCATTCCTGTGTCGGTTCGCATCCGTTCTCCGGGTCGGCCATCCATAGCGTGTAGTTGAGCTGGCGAGTAAACGCCCGCCGCTTCTCGTCAGCAGCACGCAGCGCATCAGCGGGGGTGGTCGGTTCGGTGGTCATGCGTTGTCCCCGGGTTGCGGCGTGAATCGCGCGGCTTCTCGTGCGCGCTTGGCGGCCTTGCGTGCGCGCTTGCGTTCCGCCTTCGCCTTGGCTTCTTCGTCAATTCGCGGGTCGCGCTCGGGCTTGGGTGCAACAGCAGCCGGCTCCGGCATTGCGCCGACCTGAGCGAGCGCAGCCACCAGCGCAAGCGCGCTCAACGTCCGAATGCTGGTCATTTCGCCTCCTTCGTGGCCGGCGCGAGGGCGGGCGGGGCGGCGTCTCGGGCCATGTACTTGTCGCACGATTGGCGCAGCGTGCGGCCGTTGCAGCCCGCACCCCATATCATCTGCACCGGCAGATACCGCTCGCGGTTTGTCATGCCCGAGAACGTGCGTTCGATGTAATCCAGCCGCGCAGTGTCCACCTCCGCCTGCTGCGGTGCGGCTAGGGCGGCCAGCATGGCCTTGACCGACCACGTGAACGCTTCAATCTCCGGAACGCCCGAAACGCGTCGCTGCATGTAATCCGCGTACGCGATCGCGATTGCCTCACGCATCGCCTCAGTGACGGCGCTCATGCCTTGCGAGGGGTTAGCCATTGGTGGAGTCCTTTGTTGGGGCAGCGCGTTGCTGCTCACGAAGGGTCGCGATGAAGAACACGTCGGCGAGGCACGCAACGCTATCGACAATCTCCGCCGCAACCGCAGTGCCATCGGGCGTGTCGTATGTGTAGGTGCGCGGGTTGTACGCGACCCAGCTCATCCCTTGCTCTCCGGCTCGGCGGCGGTGCGGGCGGCGATGAACCGCGCGCCGTAATTGAAATGGCCGCAACAGATGCAGCGATCACGACGCCACTCGGGGTCCCACGACCACAGGTGGCCGGCGAGCAGGCAAACGGTGAAGTCATGCACGATCGTCCTCCCCGCTACGGGCCGGCGTTGGGGGTGCGGCGTAGACCGGCACGGTCTGGCGTGCGGAGCAATACTGAGCCGGGCTGATGTGCGCGCCGTCGTGTCCGCGCTGGAGTGCGTCCAGTCCTTCCGGCGTGATCCATCCCAGCGGCCCACCTTTGCCGGCCTCCAGTGGCGCGCTCGGTGCTTGGCGAGCGATGTAGTCCTTGACGTGATCGGGGCACCAGTCGCGGATGTAGCGGCGCGCAGCCTCGTCTGCGTCCTCATCGCCGCTCGGTGCTGCGGTGGGGCGGGTGGCTGCGAGCCATGCAGCGAGAGCGGCATCGTGCGCGAAGATGCCAACCGCGCCGCTTTGCTCGTTGTAGCTGCGATCCCGCCCTGTGCTGACCCACCACGACTCAAATGCTTCACCTGCCTCCACCGCCCGCGCATCGTCCGACAGTGGCGCGGGCTGCTCAGCGCGGGTGGCGAGGGCTTCCGAAACGGCACGCACCGCCGCCCGCATAGCGAATCGGTGTCGCGGCTCGTCGCGCGAGTCCTTATCTCGTTGCGTCCACTCGTAGTCCGCGCGGCCGTATGCGGTGAGCGCAGCCATTTCCAAGTCGAGCTCATCCAACGCATCCCCCTGCGCGCTGCTCGGCGTGGCGGCTTGTGGCGCGGGCGGGGTGAGTGCTGCGTAGTGCGCGGCACGCGCCCATCCGTCCATCACGTAATCGCCGGGCACGTCCGGCAGTTCGTCGAGCGCATCGAGCGCCTCGGTCAGCGTCGACGTGTTGTTCTCGTCGATATGCGTACCGAAGCCTGCCATTTCCTCGCCGTCGTCCATCGCACGGTGCGCCGCACAAGCGACAGCGACAAGCAGCTCGAGCGCCAGCGCACGCAGCACCTCTCTAGGGGCGTCAGTCATGGGGCACCTCGGACGGGGCCGGCGGGGCGGTCATCTCGTCGCCCACCGCTATGACCCGGCAGCCGTCATCCAGCAGAAGGTGGTACGTGACAGGGCGCGAATGCTCCACGACACCCGCGAATGTGTCGCCGTAGCAATTCGTCCACGTCACGCGATCACCAGCCTTCCACTCACCCCCAACCCGGCGGGCGATCTCGGGGCCGTGGGTGCGCTTGTTCCAAGCAGCAATCGCGGCCGGCTGGCTGTCCTCGCGGCAAACCGTCGGGCCTTCGGCAAAACAGCGATCACACTGAACCCACGAGGCGAATTCGTCGCCGCGCACGAATGCAGGGCCTTCGCAAAACGGACACGGCAGCAGTTCGTGCAGCGCAGCGGGGTGGTCGGTCATGTCGCATCGCCCTCGACCGTGCCGCCCGGCAATTCCTGCTGGTTCGGGCCGACCATTCGGCGATACTTGTCCTCACCATAGAGCGTCGCGCCCTGCTGGCCGGCGGCGTAGAGCATTTCACCCGTCGCGACCTCGACCTCGGCATCCTTCGCGATGACTTCGAGCGCGTCGCGCACCGCGCCATTCTTCGTCTGCGCCCACACCAGCAGCACGTGGCCGGCGATCTTTACTGCATGGATTTTTGCTTTCATGTCATGTCTCACGGTTGGAAAAAGGTGGCCGCGGCGGGTCGATCGTCAACCACGAAGCAATGGAACCGCCGCGACCGGTGAAGTTAGGCGCGGGCCAGTCGCTCGCGCTCGTTGTGGAACGTGTCGCAGCTGCACTGCTGGCGGATGCCGTTCGAGTAGACGAGCACGTAGGTATCCCAGCCGACATGCTCGGCGGCGATAACGGTCACGGGCGTGGAGTCGGTCATGTCGGCGGCCTGCGGTGTCGGTGTGAAAGTGATTATATACAGCCCGCGGTGATTAGGGCGACCGCTCGTCGGAAGTCAACGCCGGAGGAAGTTCGCCGCCGGCTCCGGCAGCACGTAGAGCGCGGCGCGCATATGCGGGACGCGATGCTGCGAGAGCTTCGGCCAGTCGATGTCGGCGGTATCGAGGGTCTTTCGGCGGTCGACCGACCGCTGGCAGCGCCAGTGCTCCGCGTACCACCACGGCGCGCTGTCGAAGGCGTAGACCGCGCCGTCTGCATCAACGCCGATGAACAGGGCCCAGTGCGGAATCTTGGGCGCGTGCGAATAAGGAACGCTTGGAGATTCAGGCGAAGCCCTAAAGCCCCGAAACCACCGCAGGGGCAACGTCAAGAGCCGGTGCAGTTTAACCACGTCCGGCGCTCCATTGCGCGAGCCATTCCTGCCAGCCGACCGGCGCAGGCTTCCCAGCCGCTTTCAGCTCGCGATTGTGCTTCGCCCACGCGATGAACTCGTCGACCGTCATCGACCCACGGGGCGTCAGGTGCGCCGGCTCCATGCCCGGCGACGTCCAGTACGCCCCGCCTGCGATCGGCGTCCGCTTGACCGTGCGGCGGCTCATCGGTCGCTCCCGCAGCAGGCGCAGCACGACGCCCCGCCCGGCCGCAGGACCGAGGCGTTCGCGCCGCAGGACTTACAGCCGACGAGAACGCGCCCGAAATGGGCCTTTAGGTCCCGAGACTTCAGCCCTGAAAGCATCGTCCGGCGCTCGGCCTGCCGCTGAACCTCGGCTATGTAAATCGCACATGCAAGCCCCGCTGCAAACATCAGAAAATCCTCCAAATAACCCGACGAACGGCCCACGCCACGACGACGCGCAGGAGCGACTTCATGACGCGCTGCCCGGGATGCTGCGGGCGAGCCGGTCGGCCGCCTTCCAGCGCAGGTCCGCGAGCCGTTGCCAGCGGAGGTGGGCGGCATAGTCGCCGCGGTCGAGCGCCTCGCGGGACTCGCGGCAGGCACGAGCACCCGCCTCGCACGCCAAGCGATGCCGGCGGCCGATGCCGAGCAGGCGGAGCGGGATCACGCCTCGCCCCCGTATCGCTCGGCCAGCCACTTGACCGCGCGGCGGCTTGCGCCCGGCGGGATGCGCCGATCGGTCGGGAAGCTGGCCGGCAGGTCGCCCGCGAAGTAGCGAACGACGAACTCAAGCGCCCGCATCATGTCCAGCTCGTTTACCCCGTCTCCGATCGGGACGGAAATGCAGACCGGCTCGGCCCGCCCCTCGCAATCCGGGCACGACACGCCAAGAGGCAGCGCGCGTCCCTCGACGGCGGCGACAGCGCGCTCCATCACCGGACTGAGCGCGTCGAGCGAGGCGCGGGTAGTGTCCAACGGCGACGGCGCATCCCCGGCCCAGTCGAAGCGGCCCTTCCGGGCCTCGGTCGGCTTCACGCTCGCCACCTCGTCGACCATGCGCCTCGCCTCCACGCTCCGGCGGTTGCTTTCCTCCATCTCGCCCGTGATCTCGCCTAACGCCATCCGCTCGTAGTGCCCCGCCCCGACCTTGCCGATGAGGCGGCGAAACCGGCGCTCGTGATCGACCAACGCCTCGGCCGCCCCCGGATTCGGATACGCGCCGCGCCGATCGTCCGGAATTCTGAAAAATTCTTCGCTCATTCCACCACCTCGCCCGAGCGCGCCATATCGCGCTCTAACGGCCTCACGGACTGCTCGGCTACCCTTGCCGCCCAAATACGCTCGGCGGCCGTCTCAGGCCCGCACGCGGCGAATGCGGCGATCTCTGCGATGGAGCAGCCCTCGCGCTTGAAGTGCAGCAGGGTCGAATCGGTGATCTCGGTCATGTCGCGTCTCTGTGGGTAACTTCTGGATTCAATTCACCGCCGAGAATGTCGGACAGGTGGCGGAGGCGGGCGGCCCGGGTCTGCGGGATGCCGCGGTCGTGGGCGATCTTCGTGGGCGGCTCGCTGCTCGGCATCAGCTCCAGCAGGCGGCCGGGGGCGGGCCAGTCGGTCGACAGCGCGAGCAGCGCCGTGAACGCGGCCCGGATGCGCGGCGTGTCGCGCGCTTCGTCCCATACCCGGCCGTACTCCAGCGCCTCGCCCCATGCCATCGCGGTTCCGGCGATGATTTCGAGCGCCGGGGTGCCGGGAAGCGACAGGCAGACCAGCTTTTGCAGGCCGGTCAAAACCTCGTCGTGCAGCCAATCGTTAGCGGTTTCCACGCTTCATCCCCTCCAAGAGCTGCAACGCCTGCGACCGTTTCGACGTCGGCGCGGTGAATTGTGGGCGCGTTCCGTCGATCACCGCGACCGCGGTTCCGTTCGCGACCTGCGGCGGGTTCTCGGCGAGGTTCGAGCAGGCGGCCCTCAGGACGTACTTCCCGCCCTTGCCGGCGCAGCCGCTCCAGCCGGCCACCTCGGCGAAGTGGGCGGCCGTGCCCCCGGCGGCGATGTACGGGTCGAGGTCTTTCGCCGTGAGGCCGTCGCCGCAGCCGAGGGCGCGGGCCTTGGCGATGACGTCGAGCCGTGCCCGGACCTCGGGCGACGTCGGGCGGTCGTCGCGCCCCTCGAAGCTGCCGACCAGATCGGTTCCCGCCGTCGATCCCTCTGCGGCGTCAGCCGGCGAGAGAGAGATAGTTTCGTTTCCTGCTGTTGCTGTTTCTTCTCTTCTCTTCTCTTCTCTAGGTAACGCACCGGTAACGCTCGCGGTAACGGTTGAAGCGTTACCCGTGGCGTTACCCGCTCGACTCTTCTGCTTCGACTTCGCGACGCGCTGGGCCGTCAAAGCCCGGTCTTTCGCGGTTTGGCCGTTGTGGCGGTCGAATTTCGGGAGCGTGAGGCCGGCGTCCGAAACATCGAGCCAGCCGGCCGCGGCCATCGCTTCGGAGAATCCGGTAACGCCGATGACGTGATCGAGTAGCGCCGGGGTAACGCTGCGAGCGTTACCGTCGATGGTCTGTTTGTCGAACCAGCGCCAGACCTTGAACAGCTTGCCGACGGTGAGGTCGGGGTCGGCCCAGCCCATCGCGGCGGTGATCGCGAGGACTTCGGGCTTTTCGGGGGTGTCGGTGTCGAATTTGAGCCAGCTCACACGGCCTCGGATGCGCGCTCGGCGTCGCGCTCGTTCATGCGTTTAAGGTGGGCGGCGATGGCGCGGCGCGCGAATGCGATGTCCTCGGGATCGACGGCCGTGTCGGCGTCGACGATCACCTGTCGCAGCGGGTCGGGCCTCGGCGGGTCGCGGCCGATGACGTAGACCGCACGGTTCATGCCGTGGCTCGCTTCCGGGCGAACAGCTCGGGGCGGCGCGTGCGCAGCTGGAGGTTCCGGAGTTCGGGGATCGGCTCGTCGGGGTGCCACTTCACCAGCGATTGCGGCTTGATGCCGAACCACTTCGCGAGGGCGTAATCGGAGGGGAGGCCCAAAAGCTGTTTGGCCTCGGTCTTGGTGATGGCGCTCGGGGTCGTGTTCATGGCGCACACCATAAACCCCAGTGATTCAGTGGCGCAAGCCCCGGTGAAGCACGCGCCGACGAGCGGTCGGAGCGCAGGCCTTGCCTACCGTTCGTCCGCTGATGCGAGAAATGTCGTGACAAGGTGGCAAGCCGTGGCTTATGCTTCATCCACACCGCAGCCAACCACGAGAAACGACATGACCACCGAAGCGAACGCCCTGATCTCCCGCGCCATCCTCGCCCGCATCGCGCTCGGCGCTGATCTGGTCGAGGCGTTCGACGCGGTTTTCGGCACCGGCTCCTATGAGCGCATGGCCGGCGAGCTGTACGACACGCTGCGCGCCCGGGCCGTCTAATCACCCTGCGCCCTCCGGGGCGCTCCTTTGGAGCCTGACATGACCCTTCACGACCACCTGTTTTTCGCCCCCCTCTACGATCAGCAGGACCGCGAAACCTCCTACGAGCGCGAGTTCGATGCCGCGATGGGCGCGCTGCTCGCCGACGCCGACGAAATGTCCTACCTGCTCGGACCGCTGGTTCCGAACGAAATGGACGTCGACGGAATCATGGCCGAGGCTGGCATCACCTTCGCCACCCTGTTCGAGACGAGCGGAGCTGACTTCATCCATTCCGGCCTGTTCGGTGAGGGCGTGGTCGAGCGGTTCCTGCGCGTGGTCGAGGATGAGGCGGCGAGGCGTGCGGAGCGCGTACGGTGACGGCCTACTACAACGAGCATGAGCCGTATGCGGCCCAGTGGCTGCGCAACCTAATCGACGCCGGGCTCATCCCGGCCGGGGACGTGGATGAACGATCAATTGTCGATGTTTCAGGCGACGACCTCGCCGGCTATGCCCAGTGCCATTTCTTCGCCGGAATTGGAGGCTGGAGCCTCGCCGCCCGGCTCGCCGGATGGCCCGACGACCGCGAACTCTGGACCGGCTCCGCGCCGTGCCAGCCGTTCTCCGTCGCCGGCAAAGGCAAAGCCCAGAGTGACGATCGGCACCTGTGGCCCCACCTGTTTCGACTCGTCCGTGCCCGACGGCCCGCTGTGCTCATGGGAGAGCAGGTTGCGGCGGCGGTTGGCAAGGACTGGCTCGACGGAATTGCTGCTGACTTGGAAGGCATCGGCTACGCCTGCGGGGCGGCCGTTGTCCCGGCTTGTGCCGTCGATGCGCCCCACCGACGGGACCGGCTGTGGTTTGTGGCCGACGCCGGCCGCCCGGGACTGGAAGGACGGCGCGGCCCCGTCAGTGATTTCCAGCGGGAGGACCGACAAGCTGTCGCACGCGGTGTTCCTCCCTGCTCAAGTGGCGTTATGGACAACGCCACGCGCAATGGATGGCGCGAAGGGGGCGGTATCGCCGACGAAATGTACCCGGCGGCGATTCATGCAGGGTCAGGCCAATCTACCGGAGCAGGTTCAGCATGGGGACGCCACGACTTTGCCATCGGACACGACGGAAAAGCCCGGCGCGTTGAACCCGACATTCGTCTGCTGGCTCATGGGGTTCCCGCCCGAGTGGGACGCCTGCGCGCCTTCGGCAATGCCATCGTCCCGCAAGTCGCGGCCGAAGTAATCGGGGCATATATGGATTGCGCGCCGACAAACGGTAAGCCGTGACAAGTCACGACGCGTACAATAGCCACAGACCGACGCGAGGCATGACATGACGAACGAAAACCCGAACGCGCAGTTGATCGCCGAGGCGCGCGAACTAGCCGGCGCGATACTGCGCGGCGAGCGCATCGAACGCTGCACCTACACCACGCCGGAGCTGATCTCGGCCTACAACGCCGGACAGGCGGCCTGCCTGCTTACCGAGTTGGCGAGCCGGCTGGAGCGTGCGGAATGAAAGCCGACGACTACGAAATCCGCATCGACGAACTCGACACGCTCGACCGCTGGCTGTTTCGCGCCGCTGCTGTCGCGATGGCGCTGATGGGCGCGGGCGGCCTGATCGCGGCGGTGTCGAAGTGATCGGCCCCGCCCCGCGCTGGTGGCCGATTCTTCGCCCCATCCTCGTAACCATCACCTGCTCGACCGTCGTCGCCTTCGCGGCGGCGCTGATGGCCTTCTGTTTCCTCCACCGGACCTGATGACATGACCGACTCCACGTATGCCGATACCGAGGCGCTCCGCACGCAGACGCGCGCCGCGTCGATCCTTGCAAGCCTGAACACCGCCGACGGATCGCGCGTCGACGTCTACAACGCCATGACCCTCGACCAGTGCGCGGACGTCATCCGATGGGCCGAGGCCGGCAACCGCGAGCCTGCGCCGTCGATGGCTGGCGTCGGCGCGTTGTTCGCGCGCATGTTTGGCGGCGAGGTGCGGGCGTGAGTGACCTCGCCATCATCCCGGACGAAGATCACGACCGCGCGCAATATGTGGGCGGTAGTGATATCGCCTCGGTCCTCGGCATTTCGCCGTGGCGTACGCCGTTCCAGTGCTGGCAACGCAAGGTGACGCAGCGCCTCGCGCCACCGGATGACGAACAACGCAACCGCACCGCGAAAAAGCGCGGGCACCGCTGGGAATCGGTCGTCGCCGAAATGCTGGTCGAGCATCTGGAGGCCGAAGGGCATAAGGTCGAAATCGTCGCATCGAATCGGCGTTACAAAGACGCCGAATTGCCGTTCCTCGCCTCCGAAATCGACTTCGAGATTCGACTCGACGACGAGGACGAGATCACGAACGTCGAGCTAAAGACGGTGCATCCGTTCGCCGCTAAGGCGTGGGGCGATGCGGGCACCGATGAAATTCCGGTCTACTACACCGCGCAAGCGATGCACGGCCTAGGCATCACGCATCGACGCCGCTGCATCGTCGCGCCGCTGTTCGGGGCCGACGAGATCAAAGCGTTTTTCGTCGAGCGAGACGACGAGACGATCGCGGCGATGCGTAATCGCGCGTCGATCTTCTGGCACGACCACGTTCTAACCGGCGTTCCGCCGGAACCAATCACGCTTGACGATCTGGCCGCGCTGTATCCCGGCCAGAAAGCGGACGTGACCCTGCTCGCCGATGACCACCTAAAAGCGGCTTGGCTCCGACTTCGCGCGCTCAAAAACGAGATAAAGGCCCGCGAGGCTGAGTTCGATGCGGTCGCTTTCGAGGTTCAGCGTGCGATGCAGGACGCGACGATTCTGGCGCTTCCCGGTGACGACCCGAAAAACGTCGTGACGTGGAAGCCGCGCGAGTCGTCGTTCGTCGACCTCGACGGGCTGAGGGCGGAAGCGCCAAAGCTCATCCGGTCCCACACGCGCAAGCGCACCGCGCGAGCGTTCATCGTTCAGGAAGGGAAGTAACCGCATGTCCACGCAACAGCTAAAAGCCGCGGCGACCGGCACCAACGTCGCCACGACGCAACCACAGAAGCCGCAGACTGTCGCGCAGCTGCTCATGTCGCCCGAGATGAAGTCGCAGATTGCGGCGGCCCTCCCGCGGCACATGACGCCCGATCGCCTCGCGCGCATCGTGCTGACGCAGATTCGCACGGTTCCGAAGCTCGCGACCGCCGATCAGGGTTCGCTTCTCGGGGCCATCATGCAATGCGCGCAGCTTGGCCTAGAGCCGGGCGGGGCGCTCGGTCACGTCTACCTGCTGCCGTTCGACAAGCGCGCCAAGAATTCGCGCGGGGGGTGGGAGGTCGTCGGGACCGACGTGCAGGTGATTATCGGCTATCGCGGGATGATCGACCTCGCGCGCCGCAGCGGGCAAATCCTGAGCCTCGAATCGCGCGCGGTGTACGCGGCCGATGCTTTCCGCTACCGCTTCGGCCTCGACTCGACCGTCGAGCACCAGCCGAACGACGAGGCCGACGACCGTGGCGCGCTGACGCATGTCTACGCGGTCGCGAAGCTGCGCGACGGCGGCGTGCAGTTCGAGGTCATGTCGCGCCGCGAAGTGGAGAAGGTGATGAAGTCGTCGCAGGGCTACAAGTCCGCGATCGACTCGGCCGAGCGGTACAAGAAAGACCCCACCGGCCCGTGGTTCGAGCATTTCGAGGAGATGGCGAAAAAGACGGTGATTCGCCGCCTGTTCAAGTATCTGCCGGTGTCCATCGAAATGCAGCGCGCGGTCGTCCTCGACGAGCAGGGCGATGCGGGCGTTGATCAGGGGAACCGCCTGATGTTAGACGCCGCCACCACGCCGCTGCTCGCGCCGCCGCCGGGCACCGATGCCGGCACGGGAGAAATCACGGCCGCCGAGATCATCGCGTCGATCAATGCGGCCGAGGATCGCGACGAGGCGGACGCCGCCGCCGACCTGATGCGTCTGTTGCCCGACGACCAGCGCGCGGCCGTGACCGCGGCCTATGAGGCCAAGCTCGCCACGCTCGTTTAACCCACCCGCGGCGGCCGATGAGGCCGCCGCCCTTTCGAGGACTCGCCGTGTTCCGAAACCTGACGATGTACCGTTTCCCCTCCTCGCTGGTCACGACCGCGCTTGCGGCAGGGCTGGAGGAGTGCGCCCTGCGCCCTGTTGGGCCGATGGAGCTATCGACCCGGGGGTTCGTGTCACCTTACGGCCGGACGGCCCCTGACGCGCTCTGCGCGGCGTTCCCGGGCCTCGACGCGACCCTGCTGTCGGTCGGCACCCAGACGCGCGCGCTGCCGTCCTCCACGATCGAAGAAAAGCTCGCCGAACGCTGCGCCGATATCGAGAAGAAGTCGGGCTATCGACCGGGCGGCCGGACGCGCAAGCGGCTGAAGGACGAATTGATTACCGAACTGTTGCCGCAGGCATTCGTGAAGCACGGCTGCACCGACGCGATCCTCGACGAAAAAACCGGCGTGCTGTTCGTCGATGCGGCGAGCCGCAAGGCGGCGGACGCGGTCGTGTCGGAGATTCGGCGCGCGCTCGGGTCGTTCCCGGCGCTGCCGTTGAATGCGGAGGTCGCGCCGCGGTCGGTGCTGACGGAATGGGTCGCTCGCGAGTCAATGCCTGATGGCCTTTCGCTCGGCGACGAGGTCGAACTTCGCGACGCGTTCGATGGTGGCGCAGTCGTGAAGTGTTCGCGCATGGAAATCGGCGGGAGCGACGAAATCGCGCGCCACCTCGAATCGGGGAAGCAGGTGACGCGCCTCGCGCTCGAACTCGACGGTCGCCTGTCGTTCGTCGTCGGCGAGGACTTGTCGGTGCGCAAGGTGAAGTTCCTCGACGCCGCGCTCGAATCGCTCGAAAACATGGAGCGCGAGGACATGCGCGCGGAAGTAGATGCACGCTTCGCGTTGCAGGTCGGCGAGTTCCGCCGACTGTTCGCGGTGCTTGAGTCGGCGTTTCGGATCAGCGCGCCGTGACGGAGGCCGAGGGGCCGTGCTGGATATGCGCGCCCCTCGGTCGCTGCATGACGCCGGCCGAGTGCTTTCCGACGGACGGTCGGCTTCGTGACGTGTCACCGTGCGATAGTTCCGACACCACCACCGAGGACATGACATGAGCTTTTTCACGTTCAACCAAAATAACAGCGGCGGGAAATTCGACTTCGACGAGGAGCGGGGCATTTCGCATTGGGTCATCATCGAGGCGCCGGACAAGGCCGCAGCCATCGCGCGCGCCGAGTCGATCGGGCTGTATTTCGACGGCGCGGGCGATTGCCCGTGCTGCGGGCATCGCTGGTCAACGTACACCGACGACGAAAGCGATACGCCGAAGATTTACGACGAGCCTGCGGCCGATTTCATCGCCGACGAAAAGTGGCTCTGGATGGCTCCGCGCGCGGAAGCGTTCATTCACTACGCCGACGGCCGAAAGGCCGCGCTGCTCGGAAAGGAAAAGGCATGACCGCCAAAACCCCCGCGCAACGCCAGCGCGACAGTCGCCACCGCCGCCGCCTCGAAGGGGCGCGGCTCCTGTCGGGCGTCCTGTCGCCCGCCGCATCGCGCCAGCTGGCGAAGTGGACCGAGAAAACTGGGCTCGACGCGCTGGAGGTCGTGAATCGGCTTTTGGAGCGGTCGCGGCCGTCGAGGGCGAAGGCGTGACCGCCGACGCCAAGTTCGATGCGTGGCTCGCGGAGAATCAGCCGATCTGGCAGGAGTTCTGCCGCCTCGCGGACCTCATGCGCGCCAAGCGTCCGAACTGGTCGGCGCGCGCCGTGCTTCACGTCCTGCGATGGAATCGGGCCCTTCGCGATGCGTCCGACCCGCTGTTCAAGATCAACAACAATTGGTCGGCGCGGATGGCGCGGCGCTACAACAGCGAGCGCGGCGTCGACTTCTTTCGCGAGCGCGGCGAATGAGTACGGCGGACTTTGTGGCGATCAATCTGCGACGCGACGGGCCCGAAAAGGCGGCGGCGCGCGTAATGCGGAGGATTCGCGAGTTCGCGACGGGTGCCGCGGTCGTCGTGCGCCCGAATGGGAACGTGATCGTGAAGCGCGCCGCGAAGGTCGCCCCGGCCGATAGCGACCACCTGCTCGGCTATTACACGCCCGACGTTCCGCCCGAGCATCTTGAGGATGATCTAATCGACCGCGCCCGGTCCTTCACGCTTTACGCGGTCGGGAATGGCGCGACCGGCGGCGAGAAGTTCGCCGAGTAGCGGCCGACGCCCTTGGTGATGCGGGTCGCGCGGAACGTCGCGTTGATGTAGTCCTCGTACCCGGTATATCCGAGCGCGCCGATCTTCAGCGGCCACAGGCCGGCGACGTTGGTGTCCGATAGCACGGCCTCGGCGACCTTAACGCCCGCGATGAAGTGGCGGACCGTGTTCCCGACTTTCGATGCGGCATAGTGGACGTCGGAGCCGCCCGGAACCGCGGCCCCCGACACGGCGCTCTGTCGCGCGCCGCCGTACTTCTTCGAGAAGTAGGAGCCCGTTCCGGTCGTCAGCGACGTGCCGAGCACGTTCAGGAACCACGTATTGTCATCGCCGCCGCCGGTCGGGTAGCAGGAGATAATCGACCCCTCCCGGATGGCGTCGTTGTTCAGCGGGCTGTTGCCCGTGATCGTGAGAATGGCCTCGACGGTGAAATCGCCAGACCCGAAGTCCCACGACGACGACGCGGGCGCTTGCAGCCAGTCGCCGGAGCCGTCCAGCGTCAGCTGGCCGCCCTGAATCTGCGCGTCCCCGTGCGGCGTCCAGACGACGCCCTTGGCATCGGTGAACGTCGTCGAGCCGTCCGCGCCCGAGAAGTTGAGAAGCGAGACGACACTCGCGAAGTACGGGTCGGTTCCGCCGCCGCCCGACGGCGCGTGGCGCGCGAACATGCCGGCGAGCATTACGGGGCAGCCTCCATGTCGCCCACCAGACGCCACGTATTCGTGGCGACCTTGCGCAGCGATGCGCCGGAGTTCTGGCCCTTCATTTTCAGGGTCAGCGCCGAATGGTAGAGGATCGTCACGCCCGCGCCCGCGGTGATGGTCGTCTGCCCCGCGCCCTGCTGCCATACCTCCAGCGACGAGCCGACCGGAAAGGCGACCGATGAATTCGGCGGAACCGTGAACGTGTTCGCGCTCGCGACGTTCATCTGGACGACGTTGTTCGCGTCGCCGATCACCGCCGTGTCGCTCGCCGTGGCGGTGCGGACCGACGTCGAGGAACTACCCCCGCCGCTGCCGAGGTTGGCGACAGCCTGCGCCGTCGTGTCGACGGTCACGCCACCCTGCACGACCGATAGCGACTCGGTGCCGGTGAGCGGCCCTGCGGCGGGGTAGCCCACGCCGAATTGCTTGGTAGCCATTTAAGGAGCCTCGGCGAAATTGGAGTCGATGTTCGCATTGTTGGCGGCAGTCGCAGCGGCGGCCACCTTTTCGCCCTCTGCGCGCTTGATCGTCGCCGTAGCGAAGCGCCGGAACTCAGCGAGCAGGACGTCGGCTTTTTGTGCGAGAGTCATCGCTGCCGGGTCCATGTTGCCGAGAGACACGAAGGCGTCCGCCAGCTGCGTGACCTGCGCCTGCGGCGTTACGCGGTTCGTAAGGGCGTCGGCGAGAGCCTGAGCGCGTTGTGTCTTGGTTGCCATAGTGGCTCCTTATTTCGCCGCCCAACCAGTGTTTCCGCTGCCCGACTGCTTGACGTATAGCGTAGTGCCTGCGCCGCCATCGGTGCGCGTATAGAGCGACCCCACCGGGGCCACCACGACGCCCTCCGGGCTACCCGTTCCGGTCGTCCAGAAGCATGTTCCGTCGCCCGGGCGAACGCGCGCCGCATAAATATCGGACCAGCGCAGCGACGTTGAACCGATCGCCTGCGCGTTATCCGCGCCGGGGCGAAACGCGCCCGCGTCGGTGAATTCGCCGCGCAGGGCCGGCGCTGCCGTGCCCGATGGCGTCGTCGAAAACTGGATTCGCGTTCCTTGCGCGCCCGCGGTGAAGTTGTCGACCGCATACATCGCGATCTCAGCCGCCTGCGTGCCGGCGAGCGTCGTCGCGGACGTGAAGCCGCTACCGCGCAGCGCGAACAAAAGGTCGCCGGCCTGAACGGCGGCCGGGGAGGCGCGCGTTCCGCGGCCCTTGTAGCCGAGAAAAAACGCGCCGTTTGAATTGCCCGCATAGCGGACCATTACCGACGACGACAGCGCCTCGGAGTCTTGGAATTCGATCAGCTGCGCGGGCGCGAATGGCAGCGGAGCGCCAGCGGCCCCGAGTACAAGCGGCCCCGATAGAACGTTGGAAACCGACTTGTCGCCGCGGACAAACTGACCCGTTGTGCCGGCCGCGATCGCAGGCTCTTTTGTCGCGATTGAGGCGGTATTTGCTGTGATCTGCGCCTGTAGCTTGCCCAGCGCGGACAGCACGGAATCAGCGGCCGTAATTGCGGCGGCCGTGGCCGTCGACAGCCCCGTCAGGATGGCGGCGCGCACCGCTGCCGCAAAATCGCTAACCGTCGCCGCCAGCTGCGTCCCGGTGTGGTTCGCCCGGTCCAAGAGCTGCGCGTTCGTGAGGTTCGCGGTCGCTCCCGTGGCAATGCCGGCCAGCTTGGACGATTGCGCCGCGGTCATAACGCCCGCGTTACTGGCGTCGGCAGCCACGAGGACGGCATCGGTTCCCGTGTCCGATGCGACCGTCACCGTCGTCGCGTCCCGCGTGGTCGACAAGTTCGTCGTCCCGGGCGCGCCGATCGCCGCGTAGCGCGCGTCCCCTTCGGGCTGCGTCAGGTATTGCGGGAACGGATCAGGCGCGGCGACGAGCGCGGCGACGGCCGTGCTGCCCTTGTCGGTATTCGTGACGCTGATGGACCCCGCGGCGTCGTTGTAGCTCAGCGACGCGCCGTCCCCTGTGCCGGCCGCGATCGCTGCGCCGACGGCATCCTGCGCGCGCTCGGTCGTGAAGTAGAGGTTGGAGCCCTCCGGCAGCTGTGACGTGCTAGGCGTCTCGGCGACGATCGGCGCGCCGGTCTCGTCGACCATGATCGCGCCGTCCTCGTCCACGAAATACACCGCGAGCGGGTCAAGCGCGTAAACGTCGACGCCGGCCTCGCCGTCCGCAATGACCACGCCATCGGCCTCGCGAAGCGTGCGCCAGCCTCGAACGCCGTCGCGATCGGAGCCATAGAACGACGTCGGCAGTGGCTCGAACTGGTCATTCTGGAGGGCGAAGGTATAGAGGCCGTCGCCGCCCTGCACCGTGACCGACTGGTTCCCGACGTACAGAGCCGCGCCCGGGAGCGGCGGGATTCCTCCGACCGAACCGTCAGGCGATCCGAGGGCGATGGCGATTGCCCTGATCGCCTCCGCCGCTGCTGCGCCGCTGATCGCTCCCGCGTTCGCGGCATCCTCGATACGCTGGAACCACGCATACCACGGGCGCGTCGCGAGCCCGCTTCGGTCGACGACCGCCTCTCGGCTATGCGGGACAAGCTGCGTCACGGCGCGGCGTTCTTCTTCCCGATCGCGCGCCAGAAAAACGGAATCGGCGACGTGATGTGGCTGTTGTAGAAATGCCGGTCGGCGATGTCGAACTCAGCGGTAAAGCCGCTGTTCGTTTCGTTCGTCGTGCCGGTCGCGACCATGCAAATGCCGTTCACGACGCCGGACTTGACGTTGAGCGTTACCCCGTACAGCTCGTCGAACGCCTCCGGGAATGCCACGGCCACGCTTGCATGGTCGCCGCCGGTCGCCGGACAGCTGCTCGTGCCCCACTGCTCGAAATGCGTCCCGGCAATGAATTTACCGGGCGTGTTAACGATGTCGGACGGCGGAATGACGGGCGGGGCCGGCTTAGGCTCCCAAAATACGTTTGCACCGTCGGTTCCGAGCTGCTTGCCGCCCTGTCCGGTCGGGTCCGGTACCTCGATGATCGGGGCCCAAAGCAGCACGCCGCCCGCGCTGGTGAGGAACTGACCATCGACCGCCGTCGGAATGGACGAGCCTGCGCCGCCGGGAATCTCGACGTTATCGGCTTCGTCGATCAGCGTTCCGTCCTCGGCCTCGATGCGGATGTAGTACGCGCCGTCGCCCCACACGTCCTCGACCGTGCGGCCGTCCACGCCGAGCGCGACGCTGGAGCCGATATTCACTGAGCCATCGGGTTCGCTGTAGACGTCGCGCGGCGTGGTCGTGCCGGCGTCGTAGAACCGCAGCACGCCGAGTTCGAGCGGGCGGCCCGCGTTGTCGAGGTAGACCGGGCGCTGATTGAGGATTCGGAACACGGGGCGGCCTCGTTAGGGAGTGGCGGGCGATGCGGTCTGCGGTGCTAGGCGTATGATCCGCGCATGGTCACTTTACCGGCTTTCCCATCGACATGATCGCGCCTTGGATGGCTGCCCTCGTGCTGAAAACGCCCATCACGTTCGTTTTCGCCTTCGTCTATTTCCACTCGGTCATCCGACTCGTTCGCTGGTTGCCGCGCCGCTTCCCGCGTAGCGCGCTGGTCGCCTTCCTGACGCGCGAGCGCGGCCGCTACGATCCGACCGTCATCGCCCGCCGACACGCTGCGCGTAGGCATTGGCAGGCGGGGGCGTCGAATCGTCCTGCGCTGCCGAGAATGCGTTAACGACGGTCGGGGCCGATGCGCCAGCAGTCGGGGCCAGCTGTTTCAGGAGCTTCGCCGCCGCCGCGCGCGTCATGCCGCGGTTTTCCCGCATCATCAGCTTGACGAGCGTCTCGCTGTCGATGAGGCGGCCCGCAGTCGCGCCAATCGGCAGGCCGGCCAGCTTAAAGGGCAGGCGACCGAGGTCGAACCACTCCTTCGCATCCTGTCGCGGCGACGTGCCGGAGTTCGGCGGCTCCTTGAGGCGCTGCCCGACCTTCGCCAATTCGCCAAGCTCGCCGCGCGTGCCGGACGCCATCGACTCCTTCGCAGTCGCGCTATTCGTCACCGCGCCCATCAGCTGCGTGGGCGACAGCATTTCGTCCGCGGACTTGGCGACAAGCGGCGCGATCGTCTTTCGGTTTCCGTACTCGCGACGAACGGCGGCCCATGCGTCGCGGTCCGCGGGCGCGATCGAGTCGTCCATCGCCCGACGAACGGCGGATTGGACCTGCCCGACGTAATGCGCAGCGACGCCGCCAGCCTTCGTGATCTGATTGAGGGCCGAGTCGAACGCCTGATACGCCGGCCCCGGCACGATCACGCCATTTGGCCCGGTGACGGCCTGCGCGTAGAGACGGTCAAGCGCGGACGTCACGGCCTGATGCGCCTCGGGCGCGATCTGCGCCGCGTGCTCGATGTTCGCGAGGCTCGTCATTAGCCGGCCGTCGACGGCCATGTCGTTTCGGCTGGTCAGGTCGTCGAAGGTGTTCGACTGGCGCTTCTTCGCCGCGGCGTAGACCTCGCTGTTCACGACCGGCGCTTTTTCGCCGATGGTTTCCGCGATCTTCTCGTTCAGGCGCGCGACCTGCTCGGCGTAGCGCGCACGGCCGCCAGAGAGCGGCATGTCACGCAGTACCGAACCCATCCACTTGACGAAGCGGGAGTCGGTCAGCTGCGGAGCCGTGAGGTTGATTCCGCGCTGCTTGGCGGCTTCGTATACGGCGCGAGTGGAGTCGGAAACGGCAGCCTTCGCGGACCGCGCGGCGTCGCCTAGCACGGCCCCGGCCTTCGCCGTCGCGGCACCGAGGCCCGCGCCAAGCGCGATATTCGTCGCGCGCTCGCTGTCGTCGGCCACCGGGGCTAGCGCGCCCATCGCTGCGCCCTGAACGGCGTTGCCTGCAATCGTGCGAGGAAGGAACATGGCCGCGGCCTCGGTGCCGCGCAGCGCGGTCCCGCCGGCCGCCATCTGCACGCCGGTCCCGGCGACGTTGCCGGCAAAGCCCGCGCCCGTGTGCATGAGGGGTGCGTTCGCCTCCCGCGCGCCCCGCTCGGCCTGAACCTCTCCGACGTAGGCAGTCGCCGCGGGCGCGGTGACATGCTTGCGAAGCGCCTCGGCCGCATCGGTCATGCCGGCGGCATCCAGCACCTTCGCGGCCGCTTCGCTTTGCGCCGCCCAACTCGACGTTGCCAGCTGCTTCCCCCCGCGGTAGGTGTCATCGAACGACTTACCCACGCCGACGACGAATCGGTCGGCGTTGGACATGCTGTCGACGACCTCGCGGCGACCGGTCGCGACTGCTTGATCGTGGCGAAGCGTCGCCAGCTGCGCGTCTTGTGCTGCGAGTTCATCAGGCGTGCCGACGTGCCCGCCGTTGATGTCGACGTGCAGCCCGCCTGCGGGCGCTTCCGCATCCCATTGGACTTTTGACTCGTCGATCGGATCATTCGCGGCCGCGATGACCTGCGCCGCGCCGGGGTACGTCGCGGGCGGGTTGCGATTGCGGCCGGCGGGCGCGTCGTCCCACTGAACCTCGGCGGGGTTAATCGCCATATTCGATCGTCCCGTCGGTGTACTGAATGACTGTGCGCCCGTTCAGGCGGCCGGTTCGCTTGATCTCGCGGCCGCCAGCTGCCGGCGCGGGGCGCTGGTCCACGACGGACTGCGTGTTCTGAGGCCCGACCGGCGGCGCGGTGTAGTGGTCGGCGTATGCCTGATTCGCGCGGGCCTTCGAGTTCTGAAGCGCCGTGCGGTAGGCGAGTAGCGATTGACGGAATGCCTCGGGCGACTGCGACGTCTGGAGCGCGGCGGCCGAGTTCTGGAGCATCACGTTTTCGCCTTCGCTCACGCTGCCAAGCGCGCCGCCGGTCGGGCTGTTGTTACGCATTTCTTGGAGCGAGCTAAAGCCGGCCCTCGCCTTCAGCCGGTCGACGATCGCCTTGGCGTCAGCCGCGGCCGTGCCGGGGACGTAGGAAACCGGCCGACCCATGCCCGTCACAAGGTCGAGCTTTTTGGGGTCGGCGAGAAGCTGGTCAATCAGACGCGTGCTTTCCTGAATGTCAGCGTTGAAGGCGTCGAGACTCTTTTTCTCCTTGCGCGCGTTCTGCACGAAGTCGCCTGCCTGCTGCCCCCGGCCCTTCGCCTCCTCGGTCGCGTAGGTTTTCGCCGCGTCGGCCTCGGCCTGCGCGCCGGAGCGCGACAGCTGTGTGTCGAGCTTTGCGCCCTCCGTGGCTGCGGCGACTCGTGGGTCGTACTGGAGCGCGATGCGCGCCTTTGCCTCGGCCTCCTGCGCCGCCTTTTCGGCCGGAGTGAGGCCGAGCGCAGCGACGCCTGCCGGAGCGACCGGAGCGGCAACAGGAGGCGCGACAGGCGGCGCGCCTTCACCGGCCCGAATCTGCGCCTGCACCTCGGGCGGGAGCGACGGGTCGATCTGCACCGGGACGCCGTTCGGATTGGTGAAGGCGACCGGGCCGGCGGAGGCGGCCGGCTGATCGGGCACCGGCCCGCCCGCGCCATCGACGTACATCAGGCGCGAGGTTTTCGTCACCGGATCGAAAACGACCGTCGCAGGGCGGCCATTGATTTCGGTGTTGACGGTCTTTCCGGGGTTGAGGTTGCCGCCGATCACCTTTTGCGAGCCGTCGCGCATGATCGCGACGCGCTGGCCGGTGTCATCGACGTAGGTCGACTGGACCGCGCCGGCCGCCGCGCCACCCTGCGCCGCCGCGATCACCTGATGGAGCATAGGCGTCATCGACGGGTCCCAGTTCGGCGGCGGCACCTTGCCCTGCGCCGCGCCGATGCGCGCGAGGAACGGCCGGACGGCCTGATACGCGCCCTCGGCCGCTTCCGGCTTGCCGGTTTCCAGCGCGTTCAGGACGTACTTTGCCGCGCCGGCCGCCTTCGATGCGATGTTCTCGTCGTTCGCGGTGAGCTGCTTGTCGAGCGCGAGGCTGTTCGCCGTATCCGCCGCGACGGCGCGCTGCACGGCATCACCGCGCGCGTCGGGCGCGCTGGCGAAGGCGTCGGCCGCGGCCTTGCGGAATCGGTTCTCGCGGCCCGCATCGGCCGCGTCCTGCGTGCTGGCGAACATATTGAAGCGTGCCGGCTCGGTCATCGGTCAGGTCCCGTACTTGTAGCGGTAGACGTTCGCGCCGGTCTGCGCGATGTCGCCGATCTGGTTGCCGGCGTTGGTGTACGCCGAGCCGCGCGCGTTCGCGGCAGTCGCGTAGTTATTGCCGATCGACTGCGCGGCGTTCGCGCCAAACGTGCCAAGCTGCTGCGCGGTGCTTTGTCCCGTGCCGGAGAGGCCGGAAAGCTTCGCCCAATAGTTGTTTGCGTACTGCGTCGCGAGGCCCTGTCCGAGCGCGATGCGATCCGCGTCCGCGCCGCCGCTGCCGTAGGCGCTATTCGCCGCCTCCATGCGGTTCAGGCCCTTGAAGCCCTGCGCGACGGCGAATTTATAGTCGGGCGAATTCTCGAACCCGGACGTATCGCCCGCGAGGTATTGATTCTGGAGCTTCAGCGCATCGCCGCCGGCCTGTAGCCACGGAGCCATGTTCTGCTGCGTGACGTCGAACTGCCGGCGGGTTTCCGCCGTCGCGGCGTTCGCGCCCTTTTCCGCCGCGCCTGCGGCCTTGTTGCTGGCGGCGATACTTGCCCCGCCTGCGATAACTGCACCTGCGACGACGCCCCACGGCATATCGGATTCCTCAGTTGGGCGGCAGCTGAAACAGGCCGCGTCGTTGCAGTTCCAAAACGACGGTATGGTCGAGAGTGTACGCCACCGGCTCGACGCGCATAGCCCTCAGAAGCCGGTAGCGCGGGCTGTCGAATGGCGCGTCGGGCCGAAGGAACGCCCAAAGCTCGGCGGCGCGATCCTCGTCCCACAAGTCGGCGAACGCCCACCGCCGGCCGGCGGTCGCGTCGAGCGCCGGCCGCAGGTAGGACGCCGCCGGAAGCCTGATTTTCGACAAGCTCCGGTCGCAGGCCGCCGGGTCGCGCTCGATAATGGCCGTCGGGCAGTCCTGCTGCGCGATCCACGACGGCAGCATAAACGCGCCAGTGCAGCTCACGCCGAGCCGCTGGCCGTCGGGCCGCTGCGCCTCGACGTCCTCGGGCAGCAGGCGGGCGAACGGGTCATGCAGGCAGAGCGCGCCGGCCGACGTCAGCCAGTTGGCGAGCCATGTCGTGCCCGACCGGGGAAGCCCGAGGACGAGAAAGTCGATCACCGGAGGCAGACGATCAGCGTCATGCGCGGCTCGTCGGATTCGTTCACGACCCAGTGGAGGCGCGAATTGTCGAAAGTGTAGAGGTCGCCCGGCTCGGGTCGCAGTTCGGCGTCCTCGAAGCAAAACGCCTGCCGCGCGTTGCCGCGCAGCTGCACGGCGAACTTCTCGTAGTGCCCGGCGTGCCAGCCGTGGTCGATGTGCGGCTTGACCTCGCCGCCCGGCGGTATGCGGGTAATCAGCACGCCGCCAAGCTCCCGCTTCCCGGTGCGCCGCATCACCTGCCGAACCAGTGACCACACCGCCGGCAGCTGCGCCACCACCGGATACCACGTCGAGGCGTGCGGGCCGTTGAACGCCGCGATGTCGCCGTCGAAGTTTGCCCAGTCGTTATAGCGGACCCATACGTCGTCGACCGCCTTGTGCGGCGTCGCGTAGGCCTCTGTCCGCATCGTGTGTCGGTTCCACACGTCGGGCTGCGACTCCAGCTGCTCAACCGCGTCAGCGACGTCGAGGCCGCTCGCGAGGCGGTAGATCGAAGGCTCTTTCAGGACGGCGCTCATTGGGCGGTCTCGGGTTCGATGGCAGCGGCGATCAGGTCGGCTTTGCGCGGCGACGAGACGGCGATCTCGATCACAAACTGGCGCGACTTGCCGAACTGCGTGAACCGCACGCGCTTCATAAAGTCGCCCACCTCGCCGAGATCACGCTCGCGCCAATCCCCGAAGGTGTAGCCGCCGTTTCGGCTGATGCGAACGCGAACGGTATGGTCAGCCATCGCCGACTCCAGAGACGACGGTCAGGTCGTCGAGCGTGGCGATCGCGCCCTCCGCATCCTCGACCTGTAGCGTGAACGGGTAATCGCCCGGCGTGTCGTAGGTGTACGACACGACGCCGGTCGGGGCGAGCGCCGCGCCGGACGGGAGTGCGCCATCGATCAGCGTCACCGTGCGCGGTGCGGTGCCGCCAGCGGTCGTGTAGGCGTAGCTGCCGGTGTCGCCGTCGTGGCCGTCCGGGAGGTGCCCGGTAATCGACAGGGCCGGCGCTTCGTGCGGCGGCGCTGCGCGGCCCGTGTCGAATACCAGCTCCAGCGCGTTCAGCGTCATTTCGTTTTGGTTGTCATGGATCACGCCCGACGTGCGGCGGCGCACCAATTCCTGCCCCGCTTCGGTCTGCTCGTTCCAGTCGAGCCGGTACAGTTGGCCGTTCGCGTAGTCGCCCGCGATCCATTGGCCGTTGGATTTCACGAGGGCACTGATGCGCCAGCGGGACAGGTCTTTCGACTCGCGCCGATGCCACTCGTTCGTCCAGACGTCGTAGCCCCACGTATGGCCGTCCGGAAACGTGAGGTAGAAAATCTTGTGGCCGCGATCCTCGAAGGTGAAGGCGAACGCGCGACGCCCGTCGCACTTCGCGAACGCCTGCTCGACCGGCCCCGTACTGACGCGCTGCGGCTGGTTGCCGGCGAGGCGATAGGCGATCAGGTCGTTTCCGAGCCAATAAACCGTGTTGTCGAGGCGTTCGCGCGCGTGCGGCGCAGCGCAGCCGACCTCCATTTCCGTGCCGTTCGAGTTCTGAAACGTGCCGGTCGCGGCGCCCGTGTTACGGAAGAACTGGCCGGAGCGGTCGCCGAGGACCAGCACCTCGCGATGCGAAACGATCAGCGTCACCAGCGCGTCCGGCGCGGCCTCGGCATCGTAGCGATCGAGCGTGTTGTATTCGGCGCCGTTGCGCAGCTCTGAATGGAACCAGAAGCGGCCGTGTGGCTCGATGCCGGCGAGGTAGCCGTCGGCATAGTCGACAACCGTCATGCCCGGGAATCCCGGGTCCGTGATCTGCGTCAGGTCGCCCGTGATGGTCGAATAGAGATAGCCCGACGACCCGTTCGCGATGAGCAGCTCGTAACCGCCGTCAATCTGGTTGTGCGCCATGCTGACGCGGCCGGTGCCGGGGATGACGCCGATATACGTCGGGACGCCGCTCGGGCTGTACTGGAACAGGCCGCGCCCGACGACGCCGAACAGCGCGCCTTCGACGTCATGCAGCTGGCGAACCGGGGCGACGAACGGAGGCGACTCCGGAGGCACGGGCGCATCGGCGAACGGCACCAGCCCCGGCGCTCCGCGAAGGATGGAGGGCGATCGCGTGCCCTCGCGCTCGGCGGCTTCGGGAATCCAGTTGACGCAATCCTGCGCCGTCCACGGCTTCGTTTCGTCGCTGTACGCGCCGCCGATCAGCGGGAGCGGAACCGATCGGCTCACGGATAGGCACCGTAGCGGGGCGGCCCGCCGCACCAGTCATCGGTCACAATGTTGTATTCGCAGGCGCTACGGCCGCGCAGCGGTGCCGCACGGATGCGATCGCGCCGGAGTAGCGCGAGCCCGTCGGACGCCATCGCGTAGACGTCGGGCTCCAGCGTCGCGCCGTACTCCGCGCGTAGGCGCGTCGCGAGGTTGTAGACCACCGCTTCGTGCGCTTCCTCGGGGATGCCCGGCTCGTCGTCAGCGAGCGTGGCGGTATTCCAGCCCAGCGACAGGCCGTTCGCCTCCCATCGCCGCATCATCGAGTTCAGCGCCTCAAGCGCGCCGGCCACCATGTGCGGCTCGGGCACGTCGTTCGCGTCGCAAGCGCGCACCAGCCGCAGCGCACGGCGTAGCAGGGTGAGAACGGTCACTGTTTCCATGCGCGCCTCAAAAAAACGGGCCGAGGAACAACCCCCGGCCCGTCATCCACGGAACCCCGCGGGGATTACTTGCTGGACTTCTTCGCGGTCGACTGCTTCGAGTCCGTCGTCGGCGACTGTACCACCGCCACTGTCATATCCGGCGTCGGACCACGCTCGGCGCGCGCCTTCTCGGCGGCCTCGAACTGTTCCTGCGCCTTCTTGGCATCTTCCTCGGCGAACCTCTGGCGCTGCTCGTCCGCGGCCTTCTGCATTTCCGCGGCAGATTCGGCCTGCGGCAGACCCTCACCCTCGCGCATGGGGGGATTGAAGGGCTCACCGTTGCCGCGGAGCTGGGTCGGCTCGGCCCAACCATCGGCGCGGGCGGTTTCGAGGTTTTCGGCTGCGATCAGCCGGGTTTCGCCATCCTTCGAAAGATAGCGGGCGTATTCCTGCGTTTTCTTGTCGGCCATGTCGTTCCCCTTAGCCCACGATCTTGACGAGGCCGAGTGACGCGAGCGCCGTGGCGATCTGCGCGCCGGTCGCGGCGGCCGGTACCTGCGGCTGCACCGCCGGGACGCCGCCATAAAACGCGACCTTCGAGTCGGCATTGCGGCCGATGAGTTCGCCGTCGGCCGTGTTCGGCCCCGAGGAAAACTCGTTGGTGCTGAAAAAGCCTTCGTTTGCCATTTCGGTATCTCCTGAGCGATGGGGCGGCGGCTCCGCGAGGATGCCGCCGCGCCGTTTGCGATGGTGTGACGCTTAGACGACCGGAAGCTCCGTGACGTCGTTCGCGATGCGCAGGCCGAGTTCCGGACGAAGCACCGCCGCGCCCCAGAGGATATCGACGCGGTGCAGGAACAGGTCGTTCACGGTGTCGTAATCCGAAATCATTCGGAGCGACAAGCCGTCGAACGTCATGCGGCTGGCATCCTTGTTCGGCGGGAGCGGGAGGTCGACGGTCGCGAACGTGAGGAAATCACGCTGGAAGCCGAGGTTCACGCCGTAGGTGACGCCCGCACCGCCCACGACCGTGACCGCTGCGCCGTCGGCCGGAAGCGCCGTGACGTTCTTCTGCGGCCCCGCGGCATTGAGCGCCGGGGAGATCGACACGTTGCCCGCGCCGCCCGCGTAGTCCTCGGTGACGACGAACTGCGCCAGCTCGCCAAGACTCGTCTTGGTCTGCGCGTGAACCTTCAGCACGCCCGCGATGGTCAGGACCGTACCAGCGGTGAGGGCGCCCGTGCCCGTGTCGACCGGAAGCGTCGAGGAGCCTTCCGCGGGGACGCCGTTGGTGACGTAGCCCGTACCGGCGCCGTTGGTGAACACCGGGGCGATGGTCGACTCGTACCAGTCGAAGCCGGCCGCGCGGCCCATGCTGCCGTCCTCGTACTGGTCCGCGACCTGCCGCTGCGAATTGAACAAGAGCTTCGTGTCGTTCACGGCCTGAATCGCGCCCGCGCTGTTGGTGAGCAACATGCGGCCGTCGATCGGGGCGAGGTTGTCGGTCATCACCTTCTTGCCGACGAGCGCCTTTGCGAACGAAAGCGGGGTCGTCGGGTCACCGACCTGCGAGTACGTCTGGGCGAGGGCGCGCTGCATCACGCGCGACTCGATATCGGTCGCAAGGTCGCCGACCGGGGTGTCGATGTAACGCTTGCGGAACTCGTCGATCGACAGCGCGAAGTCGGCCGAAGAATAGGCGAGGTCGACGCCGTCCTGATCAGTGATCGTCAGCGGGCGGGTGCGGTCGTTCGGCGTGTTCGCATCCATGATGCGGCCGTGGCGCACCTTGCCGCGCTGCGGAACGCGGACGTTGACCGTCGAGCCGATCTTCGCGCCCGAGACAGCGAAGCTGTCGTCGTACTCGCGATTGACCTTGCCGAGAAAGGTGAGCTTCTGGCGCAGCGCGCGAAGGATTTCGCGCGTCACCATGTTGGTATTGAGCAGCTGATCTGCCATCGGGGAATCCTCGATTTAGGCCGGCGGGTTTAGTTGCCGCGCTTGGCCTTTTCTTGAGCGGATCGCCACGCGTCGTACTCCTGCATCGTCATGTCCTCGGGCTTTTTGGAGGCCGAGGTTGTCGCTGCGAGCTTGACGGGTGGCGCGGGGGCTTTGGAGACGGGTGACGGCTTGGGCGGGATGGCCGGATCAGCGGCAGGGGCGGCGGGCGCATCGAGCTTCGCTTCGATCCGGCCAATGGCGCGGATTTGGGCGGTCGGGCTCATCTGCGAGATTTCCTCCGCTTCGGCGCGATTCTTCCCAAGGTAGTAGGCGATGGCGTGCGGGTTATCCGATTCCAGCATGGCGTCGGACATTTCCCGCGTGATCGGGAGGGTTGGGTCCATCGCGACCTCGGCGAAATCGTCGTGCTCGGCTTCAAATGCCGCACGCTTTTCGGCCAACGTCTGACGCTGTTCCGTTTCCTTCCGGCTGGCCTCGCGCTCGCGTTCCCGCTTCTCGATGACCCAATTCGCGACCGCTTCGGCGTGTGCCTCGGCGTCGAAATCGAAATCCTCCAGCGTGGGGCGGCGGCTCGGGTCGGGTTCGCGCTTCGGCGGCGGTTGCGCTTCGTCGTTCGTGTCGGGCTTCTTCCCGGCGCGCAGCTGTTGAAGCTCGCGTTCCAGTTCAGCGGCCCGAGCGGTCGCGGCGTCGCGTTCGCGCTCTGCGTTTCTCCAGTTACCGGTTAGCTCGTCGATGCGTTTACCCACACCCTTCCGGTGCGGCGCGGCGGCATCTGCCGAATCCGAGGCGGCCGATTCCTCGTGGCTGTTCTGCTCGTTTGCGTCGGCACTGCCATTACCAGCCGGGGACGTGGGCGTCGTTTCCTTCGATGCCTTCGGTGCTGCCGGAGCGGTCGGGGCGGCGTCGCTCGCACGTTGCGCGGCGATATCGGGCTGGCGAGTCGAATTATCAATCGGCTCGGGTTCTGCGGGGGTTGCGGGTGCTGCCGGGGTAACGTCGGACATTATCGAGCGCCTGTGGCGGATTTAGCCCGGGAAACCGCCCGGTGCGGGTGCTGCGGGTGAATCTTGTGCGATTCCACCGGGAATTGCTACCGGCGCGCCGAGGTCGGCCATCGGGTCGCCGAGCGTGACCGGCTCAGCCGTCTGCGGCGGGCCTTGCGTCGGCATCTGCATCGGCACGGGCATACCCGGCGGCGCGGGGCCGCCCGCGGCGTGAATCGCCAGCTGATCCATCGCGACCTCGCGGTGCATGTTCTGCTCGATCTCCGCGGCCTTGACGGTATTCAGGTGCGCCTGACTCTGCTTCTCCATCGCGTCGGCCACGTCCTTCGGATTCGGCGGCGGCGGCCCCTGCGGCGCGGCCTGCTCGCCCTCGGCCGGCTCCAGCAGCCCTTGCGAGACCATGAATTTGCGCGCGCCCTTCATCAGCTCGTCCATGCCGGGGGCGTCGAGCGACTTCAGGAACTGGTATTTCGCCATCATGCCGATCGGCGACGGATCGTTCGACAGCTGCATCATCGCGTCGGCGGTTTCGAGGCGCTGCGTCGTGAACGACGGGCCGACCGTGACGCCGATCGTGTAGCGCGCGCCCTCGAAGTCGTTCGCCTCGATCCACTGGCCGCT